GAGTAGCATTAAGAATCAATTGTACTTCAAAATCAGAATTTGTTATTCCAGAAGCTATAAATCCAGCAGGCACAATCACCGCATAAGGTCTTGATGTTTTAATTCGTATAGTTGCTAAATTATAAAGGGTTCCAGCAGTATCTAAATTAACCCCTGCAATAGATGCAGTACCAATCATTTGTTGTACACCTTCTGGTTGATAACCACCTTCAGAAATACAAGAAGAACATATTTGTTGTAATGTATAAGTTCCAGCCGTCAATGTTCCAGCTCTTTCAATCTCATAACGAATTGGAAGATTGGCTGTTTGCATATAAACAGTTGTTAAACTATTAGCATTATAAAAAGTATGTGCTGTAATTAATTGACCATTAATAACAAATCCAACTCTAACAGATCCAACACCTAACCATTCAATATCTATAAATAATATATTTGACGTTGCTGCATCTAATGTAAATCCACTAAGACCTGTTCCATTTAACTTATCACCATTCCAACTAGATTGTGATATTTCAGTATCAACTGCGGCACCTGATGTATAAGTACGTCTTACTATTTTAAGTGTTGTTCCATCTGCATAAAAAAATATTCCATTATTAGCATCAAATAAACCTACCTTTTGTTTTAAGTTTGCAGTCAAAGTATTCATTACAAATGTATTAAATATAAGTAATGACTTCCCTGGTTGATAAGACATGACTCTTTTAGATTGTCTTATTGTTTTAGATCCTGCTGCTTCTGTTACATTTAAATTAACTGTAGATTTATTAGCTGTATAAGTAACACTTCCACCATTTGCAGTTGATGGATCAAATAAAGTGTTCTGTGACATTATATTCTTACTGTCAAAGATTGTAAGTGGATTAGAAACCCTTAATCTTCCAAATGCATCAACGTTATTACCACCAATTGTAATTAACTGACCATTACCAACATTTATATTTTCACAACTCATTAGCAACCAAACCTCATATTAAACCATGTAAATCTTTGTAGATCTTGTTTTAATTCTTCTTGAAAAGAAAAGTTTAATTGATCTTTTAATGTCTCTAATGCTTGTAGAATTTGTCTTTGATTTTCAGGTGAATATTCTTGACTTGGTTCAGGTATGTATGTTGTAATTTTTGCCATTATCTTCTTCCATCAGGTTGAATGTCTACTCTAAATAATCCATATCTCCAATTTTCATCTGTAGATTCATTTTCAACTTTAATACTCATTAATCTATTTCTTGCTCTAGTATCTATCTTAGTTGTAGATGAAGTTACAGTATAGGGTCCAAGCATCTGACTATTTTGTGTTTGAGATGGATAATCTCTTAACAATAGTGTTACTTTAGCATTTCCATCAAGTATTTTAAAGTCTGGTATAAATCTATTTATCTTCATTAAATACTGACCATCTCCTTCTATGTCTAAATCAAAATCTCCAGATTCAATGTAAGCAGGGATAGCTGTTTTAACTCCAAGTGCACTTACATCATTAACACCTGTTTCATGTTCATAATATTCTGAAGATCCAAAAGTATTAGTTACACCATTGATAGTTGGAAATGTTGGAGTTGTTGTTGGTAAATATTTAGTAGCATATGGTTTATCAAATGTTTGAGCATCTGAATAAGTTGTTCTAGAAAGTGACATTGTAGTCCAAGTATTTTCAACGAAATTATAAACTACAGATCTATTTATTTGAGACTCAGTTGCAGTTGGATAAAACCAAACTATTTCATTATATAAACTATTATGAGAACCGTAGATAATGTCTGCTGCATTATAATTTATACCTAAGTTATCTCCACCAGTTGTAAATACAAAATCTTCAACAAGTGATGGTAGTTGTTTAACTGTACCATCATAAACAAAGAATCCTCCACCAAAACCCATCCAGAATACAGCACCTTGTGCAAAGACTATTGAATGTTGACCAATACATCCACAATTTGTACCTACCTGTCTAATTGAAAATACAAAAGGAGGTCCAACAAATTGCATAACATAAGCTGCTTGATCTGTTAAAATAAATATATAATCTTTACCTTGTACTGCTCCGACAATAAAATTACCTGTATCTAATCTAAACGTACCTGCTGTATTTGTTGCAGTAGGTGCCCAAGTATTAAAGTCTTCTTGATTTGAAAATCTTATAAACATTGGATCTTGAGAAGATGTAGTTCCAATTGTTGTCTCTGTTCCAAGTGCAATTAAATGTCTATCTCTATCTGATACTATACTCATAACAGAAGCTGTTGGTGCTCCAGATATTGCAGTTGCTCTAGTTTGTAATGCACCACCAACGGAAGGATTCCAAGAAAATGTTTTACCATTTTTAATTGTTGCAATTAATATTTGTCCAAAATTATCAAATGACCAGTTACCAGGTGATAGTACTACAGTAGCTGAAGTACTTGCTGCACCCCAAGCAACTGTACCCCAAGTAGATGTTCCCCAACCATAACCATATGTTTGAGCAACAGGTCCAATATTAGCATAAGGAGCAAAAGATAAACTTCCACCACCTGTAACACCGGTTCCAGTTTCAGCTGTTGTCATTGTAACTGTAAATGTATCTGCTGTTGGAACTGTTTTTACTTCAAAAATATTTGTTGTAAAACTTGCAGACGTATAACCTGTTGTAGTTGGTCCGGGTGTTGTTGCTGCTGTAAATTTAATATAATCACCCACCTCAAGTCCATGTGCTACCTTATTAATAGTAACTGTTGTAGAGGATGTTACTGATGTGTAAGTTGCTGCGGTTAAAGTTGTACCCAGGGGTGTAATATCATAAAAAGCACCACTAAAATAAATAACTAATAATTTATTTGTTCCAATAGCTGCATATTTATTACCCTGTAAATCTGTCCATGTGTGCTGGGCTCGGGCAACTCCAGCCAATTCTTTATTTAAAATCTCTTGCCATCCACCTATTTTTTCAGGATAGCCATATCTAAATCTAACAAAATCACCATCAATCCACTGACCTTCTGCAGCGGTTGAAGTATCTTGTTTATTAAATCCAGCTTTTAATGGTATCTTTTTTAATGGCATAAGGCAGTATTATACATGATTATTTTATAAAAGCCAGAAAGCTTATATATCAGATACTTAACTACTTAACTATTTAAATAACTTTTTAATATACCCTTTAAAACCAGTATTTTCTTTAAAGTATTCAATGCACTCAGCTATAGTTTGTTGTCTAATATATTCGTCTCTTATCTCTTGTGATGTAGGTTGTGGTAATGGTGAATCCCATCTGTCTATAATAAATGTTCCACCAGCAGAGGTTAAATCGAAACTGGCGCCGGGTGCTAAAGATTTCATTACTGTATTAATACCCCAAGCAAAACCATTTTCATTAGTGTATCTTTTTATAGTTGCTTCAATGGATAATTTTCTAACTGTCATAATATAAGTTCTATTAAATTTTTATTATTACCATACCCAAGAAATAAAAGAATATCTAGTACCTTTTATTATAGGTTCTACTTTGTGTGGATATAAAAATATAGATGGAAATATTAATAAATCACCTTTGTTTAGTTTTATTTCTTCTTTTTCAAACATTATAAATTCTCCACCTTCGTAATCATTATTTAAAATTCCTAGTACACTTAGTATAGGAATACCTTTTTCTGTGCCATCAAACAAAGTATGTATATGATCGCAATGTTCTGCCATTTTTGTATTTTCTGAATATTTATTAAATCTTATTTCGCTGTATGCTTTCCAGCCATTAAACCAAGAAAATTTTAAATCTATTATGTAATTATAAATAGCAGTCCAAAGTTCTTTCATAATTATTTCTTTTGTTGATATTTCTTTTGAATACAAAGTAGATAATTCTTGGTCACCTGATATTTTTGTAAATTTATTTGTAGCAGAATTATAAAATTCATGTTGATTCCAAAGATTACTATTTAACTTATTTAATTCTAATATTGTTTTATTGCATATATCTTCTTTTAAAAAAGACTTATGATGTTTAATATAGTCGGATAGATTTTTTTTCATAACATAAGTTCAGTTGAATTTTTATTATTACCAATAGTTCCTTTTATAAAAACATTAAAAGCTAAACTAATTCTAGTGTTATCTCCTTGCTTAGTTTCTACCATGTGAGTTAATGATGATGGAAATAATATAATATCTCCAGTCTTAACTGAAAACCACCAAGTTTCTGAGTTGTATAAATTCCAATCTTTAACTTCTAGTTTAATAGTTTGGTATCTATCGTTAAAGAATTTAATCTTATCATGTTCTTCGTGGCAATTAATATAGAATACTCCTGATACTAATGAGTTAGGGTGTTGGTGTTTATGATGATATTGATTAGTTTCTGTATAGTTAAGCCAAGACTGAGTAATATAAGTTGTTATTGCATCAGTTGGAGATATAACTTTTTCAAAGTAATCTTTAACTCTTAAATCTAAATCTGTTTTTAGATCCTTAAATAATTTATGGTTTAGAATATAATTATCATTAGATGTTGTATTACCTTCATTTTTATAAACATCTAATTTAGTCTTATCAATAAATGACAGTTCTTTATTTGTAAGTTTTCTATTTAATTTAGATATGTAAATTGGTGTTGGAAATATACCATTAATCGTTGCTTCCACTTTCCTTCCTTTCGTTTTTATTATCTATTCTTAATTTCCCAATTTATAATTGATTCATTCCAAGAATAATACTGATTATTTTCTAATTCTGTTGTTGGCATAGTAACTGGTGCTTCCCAATTACAAGTATCTTCATTTAATAACCAAGAGTTAAAAGGTTTAGGTGGAATAAAAGCATCTCTATCTTCATCATAAGTATATCCAATACCTGCATGATTTTTTCTTAAAGGTGTTCCATTATTATTATGTACTCCAGCATGAGTATTATAAGATGTTTGTTTCCAAATAGCCCAACCAGTTAATTTAGTTAAGAAATCAATACCTATTGATTCTTGTTCAATTCCATTAGCATCATGTAATACTTCATTAACTAATGATTGAACTTCAATCACTTTTCCATTTAATCCTATTTTTGCAAAACTAGCCATTATGCTGTGTAACTCCCTGATCCATTAAATACTAGACGTTTAGTTGTTCCATCATCTGATTCTGTTGGTGAACCTGTTGTTGTACCAGAAAAATTTGCAAGTGGCATAGCTAATATAACAACTCCTTTTCCACCATTACCACCATTTGAACCACCATTTCCTCCAGAACCACCTCCACCTCCTCCAGTATTTGCA